TGCGAAGTTCTGCCCGGAGTGCGGTCAGAAACTGCAAGGAAAGCCTGAAAAGGAGCAGAAGTCGTCTGTTTGGTCTGTCGGCATGCCCTGTCCCCATTGCGGCGGTACGAAGCTGGATGGTGGCTGCTGTGCTTTTTGTGGTGCGCAGTTAGTTCTGAATGAAGAAATCAACCCGAACGCAGAAGCGGATTCTTTTGTTTTGCCTGAAATTGTGGTGGGCTTTTGCCGCATCATCAATCTGGACGAAAACAGCTTCACTTATCGCAAAAACGCAGTTTTCTCAAAGAAGTTTCAGGAATTTGTAATTTCATATTCCGACATCGTATCGGTAACATACCTTCGCGACGGTGAGATGCGAAATGCGCTGACCATCATTACCAAGAATTCCAAAATGCGTCGCATTGAATTTGATCTTCTGGATAGAATAGAAATTGGGCATCAGATGTTTTCCTATCTAAAAACTGTTGCTCCTGGTTCGGCAGAATTTATCGTAGATGAGCAATATTTATCTGCTAACGTAGCAGTTAAATGGATGAAGCGATTTGATACAGAACATTTCTTCAATACATATAATCCATATTTGAAACGTGCTCAGGAGAAAATTACTGAGTTGACGAATTTATCAGCGCGAGATGCTCATTCAGTCGCTGCGGCAGTTATCTGCAAGCGCCAGGAGGCTCTTTATAAAGAAAATCCGGCTTTGGCAATTCGGGACTTAAATCGTGCGATCAAGGAATGCAATCTCAGAAAAGAAGAGAGAAAGCGCGCGCAAAGAGAACTCGAGGCGAGAAACGACAACGGATACTAAGCGGATTTATAATTAATATTTTTGACAACACTCACTATGCAATAGTGGGTGTTGTTGCTTTGTGAGGTGAAAAAATGGCAAATGAAAATACCGAAGTAATTAGTTTACAGATGGATACTACTCAGGTAGAGAGTTCTGTAACAAAAGTTACTGAGGTTATAGAGAAATTAAGAAGTGTAGTAATCGGTTTGGGGGAAGATATTACTGCAGCCTTCGATGGTTTCTTGCAATTCCCTAAAAATATAAAAAGCATCGAAGAAGCGAGTGGTAAGTTCAATGACTTAATTACAGACATCAAAACTGCTCCCAGTATATCAGGCTTTTTTGAATCATTCGTTCCTAACACTTCAAGATTATTTGAAAACGCTGGGAAAGATATTGGCGCCTTGTGGGGAACAGTGTCCAGTAGTGTTTCGGGTACGCTTGGCGACTTTGTCGAAGCCGTGTCCTTTACAGGCGACGATGTTGTTGTGGGCTTTCATAACACAGTTGGTGCGATTTCTGACTACATGGAAGCAGTAAAGCAAGCAACCACAGACGGAAATATGTTTCAAGCAATATTCCCGAAATTCAGCATGACAATGGTAGATACAGCCGACGCAGTGAAGGGATTTGCTGGAACAGTGAAAGAACAAATGCCTGCGATTGGAAACACCATTCTGACTGGATTTAAGAATCTTCCCGGCACAATTATGAGCGGTATACAAGCTGTTCCAAGTGCGCTCGGCAGTATATTCAGCAGTATTGGTTCTCTTTTTGGGGGTATGAATATCGGCTTGACGTTGGCAATTGTGGCAATCGTAGGCGCAATCATCCTGCTGATTCAGCATTTTGATGAGATCAAGGCAGCACTGCTCCCGATCTGGGAAGAACATTTGAAACCCCTGTGGGACAATCTTTGCGCGTTTCTTAGTTCCGTTGGTGAGAATCTGAAGATCATCTGGGACAGCGTCCTCAAGCCGCTGATCGACTGGATCCTGTCCGTTCTGGAACCTATCGTTATGGCGGTGATCGATGTAGTCATGGGTGCGTTGGATGCAGCCATTGGTTTTTTTAGTGATATCATCAGTTCAATCATGCAGATTTTGGATGGTGTCATCCAATTTATTGCAGGTGTGTTCTCCGGTGACTGGGAACGGGCATGGGATGGCATCGTGAAGGTGTTCAAAGGAATCTTTGAATACATTGTTACGATCATCAAAGGCGTTGTTAACAGGTGTATTTGGACGCTGAACCTGTTAATCGGTGCGATTTATTCCGCAATTGCAGGTGTTGTCAACGGTCTTGGTGGTATCGTAGAGGCGGTAGGCAATTTGATCGGACAGGAATGGGGATTCAGCATGCCTACGCATCCGCCTCAGATTCCATACTTAGCCCAGGGTGCGGTATTGCCTGCGAATCGGCCTTTCCTGGCGATGGTGGGCGATCAGAAGCACGGCACCAACGTGGAAGCGCCTTTGGCGACCATTCAGGAGGCGCTGGCAAACGTCCTGGCTCAGCAGGGCATGGGCGGCGATATCCACATTACCTTCACCGGTGATCTGGCCCAGCTTGGCCGGGTGCTGAAACCGGTGATCGAGCGGGAAAACCGCCGCGTGGGTGCCAGCTTAGCAAAGGGGGTCATGTAACATGAGCAAAGTAACACAATTTCTGCTGGACGGCGTGGCTTACAACGTCCACGTCACCCAGCTCAGCCGGAGCTTCTCCATTCTGGAGGGGGATAACTCCGGCCGCACCCAGGACGGCGGCCTGTTCCGGGACGTGGTGGGTACCTACTACAACTATTCCATGACTGTGGAGCCCCGGGATGGGGACAACGCTGCCATGGACGCGTTCTGGGAAGCGATTTCCCAGCCTGAGGTCAGCCACGTGTGCGTATTTCCCTACGGTCAGAGTACCCTGACCCAGCGGATGTATGTCACCGGCGGCGAGCAGAACCTGCGCCGCCTGACCCAAAAGGCAAACCACTGGGGCGAGCTGAGCATTGCGTTCACCGCCCTGAGCCCGAAGGTGACGCCATGAGTCTGGAACTGAAATATATTGACGTGCCCGAAGGGGCACAAAACAGCATGGCGTTCTCCGCTTCTGAGGAGAACGCCATTTCCAATGCCGCCGGAGTCCCCGGCGGCGTTACGGATACGCCATGGGCTACTCTGGAGCCGGGATGCTGGGCTCTGGATGGCAGCCGTGAGCTATTGAATGATACGCCTGAGGAGATTGGTTGGTGGAGTTATGAGCGTTCCGGCGAGGACGGCCGGTTCACGACCGCACCCCGCCTGACCCTCAAATTTCCCGTTCCCTACAGCGCTACCGGACTGACTTTCACGTTCTCGCCCTCCACTCAGCAGTGGTGCAGCGAGATCCATGTGGCGTGGTACAACGGTCAGACCCTTCTGACCGACGGCATCTACCACCCCGATGGGGCTAAGTGGGTCCTGAGCCGGACCGTTGAGAGCTTCGATCAGATCCGCATCGATCTGATCGCCACCAATGCCCCGGGCCAGTTTGCCAAGCTCCAGCGCATTGAAGTAGGGCAGACCATTCTGTTCGGTAAAGAGGAACTGATCAGCGTTCAGCTTGTGAACGAGATCGATCCTACCCTGTGCGTACTGTCCGCAGACACTATGTCCTTTGAAATCATCGACCGCAAGGCCCGGGACCTTATCCCACAAGAGAATCAGCGGGTCGAGCTTTTCAGGGATGGAAAGATCAAGGCGGTTCAGTACATCACATCCGGCACCCGGAGCGGTAAGAATCAGTATAAGATCGATTGCCAGTCTGTGATCGCACTGCTGGAAGATACGTTCCTTGGGGGTATGTATGACGCTAAGCCCCTTGCGGAGTTGGCAGGAGAGATTCTGGGAGACTGGCCCTTTGAAATTGCTCCCTGCTTCAGCGACACTACCGTATCCGGTTATCTGCCTGTCTGTACCCAGAGAGAAGCACTTCAGCAGATAGCCTTTGCCATTGGCGCGGTGGTGACCACGCAGGATGAAGCGAAAATCCGTTTTCTGCCCATCCCCGAGACTACCACCGGCAGATTTACTGAGGCAGATATCTTTATGGGTACCAGTGTCAGAACCGAGCCCCGGGTAGCAAAGGTGGAGGTGTATTCCCACAGCTATACCCCTTCTGATACGGAGGAAACGATGCTGGAGGATGAGATATCCGGCGAGGAGGTGCTGGTGACCTTTGATGCACCCCATCACAGCTATGCGATCACCGGTGGTGTAATTACTGCGTCAGATGTGAACTGGATGAAAATCACTGCCGACGGTCCTGTAACAGTTACTGCGAAGCCTTATCTGCACAGTGCCGTGGCGCATATCAAACGGAATCCTGCGGCGCTGGCAAAGGAGCAGAGCAATTGCGTA